ACCTGAATGATCATGGGCGCCGCGCATTCGATGTCGCGTGCGAAACGACGGGCGTCGATTCTGAGTCGCATCGCTTTTACGATGCGGCGATTCGGTTCGCCAGGGCAGTCCAGATGGCCGAGTTTGTGCGGGCCGATTGGATCTCGCACGGTAGTCCTCTCCTGTTCACGCATTCCAATGGTGCGGTTGTGCCGCATCCGCTTGTGAAACTGCTCTCTGAGTCGGAGAAGGAGGCGGCGCGGTCGGGTCGAGCGCTGAAGCTCGAGCCGGAGGCGGTGAAGCGGGCGACGCCGGGTAGGCCGCCGGGTTCTGGCTCGTCTCCTGATCGGAAGGCGCCGCCGATTCTGAAGCTCGCCGCGAAGTAGTGATGGCGGCTAGGCGAATGCGTTGGGAGGAATACGCGAGCGCGTCGCGTGTTGAGCATTTCGCATGGTGGTGCGAGACGTACCTGGTCCAATCGATCGATCAGTTCGCGGGCGAGCCGCTTCGCCTCGAGGATTGGCAGCTCGAGTTCATGGGCGAGGCGCTCGCGACGAATGATGAGAGTGGTCTCGTCCCTGCCTGGTCGAGCCTGACTCTGATCGTGAGTCGCAAGAATGGGAAGACGTCGATGCTGGCGGCGTACGCGTTGTATCGGCTGATGAATGACGATACGAGCCCGGAGATTCTGCTCGCGGCGGCCTCAGATAAACAGGCCGGGCGTCTGTTCGATTCGTGCGTCGCGTTCATTCGGAAAAATCCCGAGCTGCTCGAGCTCGTGCAGCTGCGCGAGTATGTCGGAGAGATAGCTCGCGCGGATGGTGGCGGGAAGATTCTCCGGATGGCGTCGAGCGCGGAAAACCTTCACGGATACAATCCGAGCCTCGTCGTGTGTGACGAGCTTTTCGCGTGGACGAAGCCGAGCCAACGCAAAGCATGGGCGGCGCTCACGACCGGTGGTGCTGCTCGGAAAAACACACAGGTGTTTACGATCACTACGGCCGGCGATGCCAATGAGCGCGACTCGTCGATTCTCGGCCGGATGATCGATCGTAATGAAGCGGTCGGCGTCCTCGAGAAGCATCCAGGCCTTGTGATCTCGCGCAATTACGATGCTTCGTCTCTGATCTACAACTATTCCGCTCCGACGAAAGACCCGCTGGATGTCAAGAGCATGAAGCTGGCGAATCCAGCATCGTGGGTGACGGAAGATTTTCTCGCGCGCCAGGCTGCGAATCCTGAACTATCGCCAGAGGAGATATTGCAATTCCACGGGTGCGTATGGGTTGCCGGCACGAGCGCGTGGATCAGCGCCGAATGGTGGAATAACGCGATCGACCGCGACGCGATCATTCCGCCGGGTGCTCGAGTCAGTCTCGGCGTCGATATCGGCATCGTGAATGATGCGAGCGCCGTCGTCACGGCGTATCGCCGGCCCGACGATGACAAAGTCGTGATCGAATCGCGCGTATGGACGCCGGCGCCAGGGCGTAGTGTCGACCTGGCCGACGTCGAGGGATTCATTCGTGAGCAGGCCGAACGATTCCACGTTGCCGGCGTCTTTTACGATCCGCGGTTTTTTGTCCGCTCGGCCGAGGTGCTCGATTCGGAGGGATACACGATGGTGCTACTCCAACAGAATTCGGCCACGATGGCTGATGCGTATCAGCTTTTTTATTCGATGATGGCCGAGGGCAGCATCGCTCACGCTGGCGATGATCCCGAATTGGCATCGCATGTATTGTCGACCGCGGCTGTGAAGACTGATCGCGGATGGAAGGTCAGTAAGATGAGACAGCGGCAGCGTATCGATGCGCTCGTCGCGGCTGTTATGGCCACATATGGTGCTGTCGTGCAGGCAGAGGAGACTATCGTGCCGGGATTTTTCAGTGTCTAAGGCGGCAGTTATGATACTGCTAATGGAATTGATCGGCGCGAGTCTGATCAGCGTGGGCGCGGGATTGGTTTTCGTGCCGGCGGGGATCGTCGCGGCGGGCGGTTTCATTCTGACGTTCGCTATCGCCCTCGAGAGGTCGCGTGCTATCTAGAATCTTCAATCCAGGCGGAGACGATCCGCTCGAGGAGCGCGCGGTTAGTTACCAGGCTCTGTTCGCTGCGGGTGATTCGCTCGAGCTGACAACGCCGGCCGGCGTCGTGATGAATCAAGACGAGGCGCTAAAAATCGGCGCTGTCTACGCTTGTGTCCGGCTGATCTCCGACTCGATCTCGACCCTTCCGATCGATACTTACGTTCGGCGTGATGGGACGCGGACGCCGTTCCGCCCTCGGCCGGCGTGGCTCGATTCGCCCGAGGTCGGGATTACGCGTATCGATCATTTCCAACAGGTGCTGGTTAGTCTCCTGATCGACGGTAACGCGTTCATTCGGATCCTTCGCGATGATCAGGGCATCGCCGGTCTCGCCGTGCTGAATCCTCGGAAGGTCGAGGTCAGGCGGAATCGCGAGACGCGTCGTCCCGAGTATGTGATCAATGATGGGACGCGAGTCGTGCCATACGAGGACATGATCCATATCGTCGAGATGCGAATGCCAGGCGAGCTGCGCGGCCGATCGCGCGTCGATCTTGTGAAGGATACGCTCGGCCTGACGCGCGCTCTTGATCTTTTCTCGCAGTTGTTTTTCGGTCAGGGCTCGCAGGTCGGCGGGATCATCGAGTATCCGGGACAGTTGTCGCGAGAGCAGGCTAAAGACCTCGTAGATTCCTTCGAGCAGAAACATCGCAGCGTTCGCAGATCGCATCGTCCTGGCGTCCTGTTCGGCGGCGCGAAGTTCACAAAGACGACGGTCCAGCCGAATGAAGCGCAGATGATCGAGTCGCGACAGTTCCAGATCGAGGAAGTCTGTCGCACGTTCCGATGCCCGCCGAGCATGGTTGGCGTGACGACGCCGGGAGCGATGAGCTACGCGAGCGTCGAGTCCAACGGAATTTCCTTTGTCACGCATACGCTCAGGCCGTATATCGAGAAGATCGAGGTTGCGTACTCTGATCGTCTCCTGCCTGGCGTCGCGTTCATGAAGTTCAATACGACGGCGCTCTTGCGGGGCGATCAGGCTGCGCGGTATGCGGCGCACGCGTCCGCGCTCGTGAATGGCTGGTCATCGATCAATGACATTCGCCGGATCGAGGACATGGCGCCCGTGGATGGTGGCGACGTGTATCGCGTTCCGCTCGCGAACGTCGACCTGACGGCTGCGAATCTGAGTGATATCCAAATCAAGAGCGATATCGCGCAGAAACTGATTCAGTCCGGCTTTGAGCCGGCGGCCGTGCTCGAGGCACTCGACATGCCGCCGATCATGCATACGGGTCTGCCGTCGACGCAGCTTCAGCAAATCGCGCAGATCGATCCGGAGAATCCGCAGGCAGCGTATCCGATCGAAGGCGAGCAGACGCCGTGAGTATCTCGCAGCAGGTATTCACGCTCGGGACGACGACGCAGACGATCGTGCAGCCGAGTGTCGACGCGGCGCATGTGACGATTCAGAATCTCCAGCCGCAATACGAGATTGGCGCGTACTCTCGCGATGGCTACGTTTTTCTGATGTCGAAGACGTTTACGGTCGCGTCTCCGGGAACGGTGACGTTCTCGATGGCGACTCCGCCGGGTGGTGCTCAGTTCGATTTCTATACGATCGCGACGACTGATGCTCAGGTGACGGCGACGCTGATCGAGGGCGGATCGGTCGTGAGTGCGGGGACGCCGATCCCGGCATATAACCTGAATCGTCAGGTCGGCGGAGCGCACGCTTCGGTGTTCGATACCGCGACGAGCGTGACGGGCGGCACGGTGATCGCGACCGAGCTGATCCCCGGTCAGAATAAGTCGAGCGGCGGTGTCGACTCGTCAAAGATTTTCACTCTCCTCGGCTCGTCGACATACGCGATGCGATTCGTGAATAACGGGAATCAGTCGACCACGGTCGCGTTCGATCTCGGCTTCTCCGAGCAGTTCAACGGTGGTCATGACGTATGGCTCGGCGCGAACGGATCGGCTTACCGATTGACCGGCGGCGATACCCTCCAGCTCGAGCTCGACGCTGGCGAATCTGTCGTTGCGACCGGCGGCGGGACACCCGTCCAGGTGGCCGTGATCAGACAGGATTAGACGATGCCGTACTACATCACCGAATCGCAGCCCGACTGTTCCGGATGGGCAACAGTCAAAGAGGAATCTGACGGCAGCCTGACGACGATCGGTTGTCACGAGTCGAAACAGGATGCAATCGATCAGATGGTCGCGGTCTCTATCGCCGAAGACATGGAGCCCGGCGGCGAACGCAACCTCGACGGTCCGCCTGCGATCATCGTCGATATCGACGGGACTCTCCTGACATTCGAGGGCGATCCGATCGGTAACGTCGTCGCATTCGTCGACGAGTACGAAGGTGAGGTGATCATCGTCACGGCTCGCCTCGAGGATGAGCGTGCCGAGACGGTGGCCGCGCTCGAGGCGGCTGATATTGATTGGGATCAGCTGTTCATGAAGCCGAATGCCGATGCTGATTCTCTCGCGTTCAAGTCGCAGACCGTGAAGGATCTTCTCGACGTGTACAACATCGAACTCGCGATCGAGAATGATGAGGATATCCGCGCCGAGTATGCGCGGATCGGTCTTACTGTGCTGACGCCGGATGCGGTCGACCCGGTCGAGCTGCCGCAGATGGTCGGCGAACGCGAGGCGCGCCAGGTCGATCTGACTTTGCCGGCGTATATTCGTGATGCGGCTGCGCGCGGTCTTGAGCTGCGCGCCGAAGGATATGGTGGTGATGGTCTCGTCGATCGGACCATTCGCGAGGCGCGTCTTATGGCTGACGGGCAGATTACCGAGGATAAAGTCGTCAGGGTTGCCGCGTGGGCGGCGCGACACATGGTCGACCTCGACGCGCCGCAGAATTCGGACGCCGATGCGGACGGATGGCCCGGTAATGGCGCGGTCGCGTTTTACTTGTGGGGCATTGATCCGCTCGATCCCGAGCCGGCCGTTGAGTGGTTCGGTCGGAAGCGTGATGAGATTCAGGCCGAGGAGGAGCAAGAGGCGCAGCGTTTCGTGGTGCGCCATCGGCCCGATGCTACGATGTTTCGCATGGAGAACGGTGTCGAGACCCGCAGGATCAATGTCAACGATTTCGAGATTCGCGAGGCTACTGATAACGCGGGCATGACGTTCTCCGGGTATGCGGCCGTGTTCAATAGTCCGAGTGAGCCTCTGCCGTTTATCGAGCGGATCGCGCCTGGCGCCTTCACTCGATCGCTACGTTCGCGTAATGAGATCAAGCTCTTTGTGAATCATGACTCTAGTCGTGTCCTCGCATCGAAGCGGGCGGGGACAATGCGGCTTTCCGAGGACGCGTACGGTCTCCGCGTCGAGGCTGATCTCCCCGATACGAGCGATGGTCGCGATATGGCCGTCCTGATTCGTCGCGGCGATATCGATTCGATGAGCTTCGGCTTCACTGTCCCGCAGGGTGGCGACTCGTGGAGCGATGATGGTCAGCAGCGCGAGCTCCGCGAAATTCGCTTGCACGAATGCTCGATTGTTACGGCTTTCCCCGCATATTCCGCAACGACGGCCTCGGTCCGCAGCCTCGACGGTCTCGTCGACGCTACCGGCCTCGAGGTCGACAAGCTCAACGCGGCTATTACGGCGCTCGAGAAGGGCGAGAAGCTCGACGACGAGCTTGCCGGCATTCTCGATTCGGCCGTTGCGAAGCTCCGTACCGAGCGTGACGATGTCATCGCGAAGCTGGCGATGAAGCAGAAGCAGCTCGACACGCTTCTCGCGCGCGTCTAAAACACGCTTTTTTCCGCGGTATCCTGTGAGCGTCGAGTTGCGGAGCCGCGCTCGGCGTTCGGCTAGCGGAGCCGCGGCCGGTGTCAATCGAAAACGATCGATTCCCAGAAAGGGGAAGACGGTGCAGGATTACATCAAGCGCCAGCACGATCTTCGCC